ATAGAGAATATAGTTTTGAAGAAGATTGGATTAGATATAAACCCAATTCTTTGATAGAAATATACGATGGGACTTGTGCGTGCAGTAATCATTTTTGCGGCAAATATCCTCAAGTAACATATATACAAAAAAATATCGGGGTAACCGAGGGAACAGAACATTTATCAAACATATTAAAAAATAAATCAAATGTAGTTTTAAAAGTTGATATAGAATCCGCTGAATACGTATCATTTGATAATGTAGATTTATCTAATGTTGTATGTCTAACTCTTGAGATTCATAACGTCAATAATAAACAAAATCAACAAAAATTAAATAGATTATTTAGTAATGAATTTTCTACACTTACATTATTTCATCTACACGCTAATAATTGGGGAGATGTGTTCAATTTAGAAAATTATCAAATACCAACTGTTATTGAACTGTCATTTATAAATAACAAAATAATTAAAGAGCATAGGTTAGATTTAGGTGTGTTTCCTATCGATGGAATAGATTTCCCAAACCACACAGGACGTCCTGATATAAAGCTTGACTGGATAAATAAATTCTGAGGATTTATATGAATAAACTGTTTAACTTTAAAACACTGGTTTCATTTACTGCATTAACTATTGCAGGATGTGCAGCATTGTTCTCAGTAACGGGTATTGGTACCTTGTTTGCCGGAGCAGCTGTATCCGCAATGGTAATGGCTAGTGCTTTAGAGTTGGGTAAGTTAGTAGGAATATCATTCCTTTACAGATATTGGACAGAAGTTCCTAAAGCATTAAAAACGTATTTGTCTGTAGCTAGTGTGATATTAATCATCATTACATCAGCAGGTATCTATGGATATTTGTCATCTGCTTATGCAAAGGTAGCAGCAGACCCATTGAAAATGAATGCTGAAGTACAAATATTAAATTCACAAGCGGAAACAATTGACGAAGAAATTAAACGTAAGACCCAAAGATTGGACCAAATCATATCACTTCGTGGTCAACAAGAAAATCGTATTGATGATTTGATTGCAAAAAGTACTACGGGGTCAAACACCACGATTCGTAATGCTCAAAACCAACTAACCGAACTTACCAGAACGGCAAATACACTACAACAAGAAATTAACAAAGCATCTGCTCAACGTGATAGTTTACGAGCAAAGAGTTTGACCACAGATGTGGCAATCACCACGAATTCAGATATCGGAACGTTCGTATATATTTCACGTGCAATTGGTGTACCATTAGACACAGTGGTGAAGTGGTTTATATTGGTTATCGTATTAGTATTTGACCCACTTTCTATTTGTTTGGTTCTTGCATATAATTTTTTAATTAAACGAGAAGAACAAATCATCGTAACAAAAGAAATAAAAAATAATGAGGAGCAACCTCCAGTATGGGCAGTATATGGGGACTCAATTGATGAAAATATAAAAACGGAAGAGCCAACGGAGTCTACTTCAAACGAAAATACAGTAGAAGTACAGAATGACGATTATTTTAAAAGTCATAAATTATTCAAGGGTACTTGACAAAGCATACAAATTAGTGTATATTTAATATAACTCTACTTGGAGGCTTTGTGCCTATTAATATTGGTTATTGTTGTATTAATACGTTATTAAACAAACAAGGTATTACTACTGGTCGTGCGATGCGTAAAGCCACCTTTGAAGCCAAGGGTCTTAAATACGCATCTGAACTCGCACTCGCAAATGCACGTGACCTCCTTACTATTCTAAAGTGGAACGCAGACAACGGAATCACCGTATTCCGTATGGGGTCTGGTATTTTCCCGTGGGGTACCGAATACAAGATTACCAGTCTCCCTGATTATTTTGCAATCGTCAGTACGTTGAGGCAGGCCGGTGATTTCGCTAAACTCACCGGTCAACGTATTACTGCTCACCCCGACCACTTTGTGAAGTTGGGGTCACCTCACGCTAAAGTCGTAGACAATTCTATCAAAGACTTGGAACTCCACTCCGAAGTGTTTGACTATATGGGGTTGTCTGCAAGTCCTTATAATGCCATCAATATCCACGTTGGTATGAACTTCTCTGAGGAGACTGCCCAACGGTGGATTGATAATTTTCGTAGATTGTCACCGAACCTTCAAGCACGTATGGTAGTGGAGAATGATGATAAGGAAAACTCGTTCTCTATCGTCCAACTATTCACATACATCTATTCTGAGTTGGGTATTCCACTCACCTTTGACTATTTCCATCATCAGTTTCATACCGATGGTCTGACCACACAAGAAGCAGCAGAACTTGCCGCCGGTACGTGGCCGGAAGGTATGAATCCACTTTTCCATTATAGTGAGAGTAAAAATGTTAATGAGAACGTTACGGGCAACCCTCGCGCTCACGCTGATTATGTCTTTTCTCGTATTGACGATTTTGGACTCACGTTGGATGTTGACCTCGAAGCAAAAGCAAAAGAACTAGCACTCTTCAAATATAGGGAACTTGTATGAGAACACCCCTTGACATATTAGTAGCAATTATATATTTTATTATATTCATGGTATTATTCGTTATTCTGGGTATATCATACACGTTTGTTGTAGCGTATATTTTATTTAGTGAATTGGTTACTTACATTAAAAACAAATTCAAATGACACCACTTATTTCGTTTGCAATTACCACACATAATGAAGGTGAGTACATTCGTACATTACTTGACCAACTCATCCCACACTGTGAACAGACAGGTGATGAGATTGTAGTTGTAGACGATAATTCTACAGACCCGTTTACTTTGTCTATGTTGTATGATTATGCAGACAAGGACAAGATTCAATTGCATCAGCATGAATTGAACAACGATTTTGCAGGACACAAGAATTACTTGAATACTCTGTGTAAAGGTGAATACATTTTTCAGGTTGATGCAGACGAGAAGTTTCATGATAATCTATTGACATATCTTCACGATATTGTAGACAACAATAAAGAAATAGATGTATTCCTCATTCCTCGCGTAAACATTGTGAACGGATTGACAGAAGAAGATATTCGTCGGTGGGGATGGCGAGTAAATGAAAAAGGTTGGGTAATGTTCCCAGATTATCAAACCAGATTGTATCGTAATAGTGATTTCATTTATTGGCAAGGAAAAGTCCACGAACGTATTGTGGGATATAAAACAATGGCACCACTTCCAGATGAAGAAGAATGGTGTCTATATCATATCAAGGAAATTGAACGTCAACGCAAACAAAACGATTATTATGACACAATTACACGGTAAACAAGCTCTCACTTACGACGACATTCAACTTATCCCTGCGTTTTCGGATATTGAATCTCGTCAGAATATTGACCTTACGACCAAACTGACAACTAATTATAGTATTAGGGTTCCGTTCGTTGCATCTCCGATGGACACAGTATGTGATAGTGAGATGGCAATCGCAATGGCAGAACTTGGTGGTATTGGTTGTATTCACCGATTTATGACACCCGCAGAACAAGCGTATGAGGTGTCGTATACCAGTAAGAGTGTAAAGAATAAGGACTGGTGGACATCGCACGTTATGGCGGCAGTCGGAGCAAATGGTGACTATTTGGAACGAGCACAAGAATTGGTCAGAAACGGAGCTAATATCATTTTAATTGATGTGGCTCACGGATATCATAGTTTTGTTCGTGACGCAATCAGTAACTTAAAAAAGAATCTTCCGTCTAACGTAGATGTAATTGCGGGAAATGTTGCCACTGGTAAGGCGGCACTGGCATTACAAGACTGGGGAGCAGACGCAATTCGTGTTGGTATCGGTGGTGGTTCATTGTGCACCACTCGTATCAAGACGGGATTCGGTGTTCCAAATGTAACGTCACTTCAAGATTGTGCTCGTCAACTCTTCGTTCCAGTTCTTGCCTGTGGTGGAATCAGAAATAGTGGTGATATTGCAAAGGCACTTGGTCTTGGAGCGAGTTCGGTGATTCTCGGGTCACTTCTAGCAGGAACAAAAGAAGCTCCTGGAGCTATAATTGAAAAGTCAACTGGACTATATAAGCGGTATCGTGGAGCCGCCTCGTTGGAAACGAAGAGTGTTCACGGACAAGCAAAACGGAATGTAGAAGGAGAATCAACTATCGTACCTTTTAAGGGAAAGGTAAAGTTCGTCGTGGATGGACTTACGGATGGATTACGGTCAGCACTATCCTACGCTGGTGCACGGAATCTTGAAGAGTTTATCCCAGAATATGTGGTAGTCACCAATGCAGGTATGGCAGAGGCAAAACCACACTTACTATAACCGGAGGAAATATGAGAAAGATTTCTATTATCTCATTTATGTTGGTTGCAGTATTTGGTTTTAAGTCAGCACAGTTAGTATATGTACCAGATGGAAGTGTAATGTCGGAACCCACACCAATTGAGCAATTTATGGCACGTATTGCGGCAATCGAAACACCGGAAGGTGGGTATCACACAGTAAATAAATACGGAATGATGGGACGATATCAGTTTAGTCCTACAACTATAGAAGTAGTAGGTATCAAAGCAACCAGACAACAGTTTTTACGTAACCGTGAGTTACAAGATACCGCAATGGTTCGTCTTATGGAGTTGAACGAACAGGAATTGTCTGGATATATTGAACGGTATGATGGTCGTACTGTCAAAGGAGTAAAGGTCACCCGCGCCGGGATTCTCGCAGGAGCACATTTTGCGGGAGCAGGTGGTGTCAAGCAATTTTTAACAAATGACAATCATACGGGAACGGTGGACGGATTCGGTACATCACTCAGAAAGTATATGTCGTATTTTAGTAATTTTAATTTACCCCCATTAAGAGGATAAAATGTTAGTATTTTTCGTAGTACTATTGTCGGTTCTAGTTTGTGCACTGTCGTATGGTTGTTGGAATCTTCTGAAAAGAAATGAAGAATTAGAAGAAGCCATTAATCTATTTTATGCTCGTACCAACGCAACTGTAAGGTATATGAGATTTTTAGACGAACGCCAAATGTTCGAACGTGACGATGAAGTAGGTGAAGTATTTAAATTATTAGTTGAAACCGTAGATAAACTCTACGGATTCGTTACGGAGATTAGAGATGGTAATACAACAGAGGAAGAAAAGTAACAAAGTATATTTCACACAGGAAACAGAAGACGCTATTATAAAATATAATAAGTCAGATGATGTAGAGGAAAGAGAAACATTATTTAGAGAATATATATATGGACCGCTTGATAAGCTAGCAGAGAATGTTATCAACCGGTTCAAATTTCCATATATGGAGGGTACCTTCGATGAAATCAAATCGCAGGTAGTCTCCTTTCTCGTTATAAATTTACATAAATTTACTGAAGATAAGGGTAAAGCATTCTCGTATTTTAGTGTAATTGCTAAAAATTACCTAATTTTACACAATAATAATTCTTACAAAGAAGAAAAACGAGTACTGTATTTCTCTGACCAAACGGAAGATTCTTTTAGCTTAGAAGAAATGTTGATTGTAGAGCCGGAAACTAAAGACTCTACAGTAGATATGAAAGAATTTTTAAAAATATTGGTAGAATACTGGGAATTTAATCTAGACCGATTTTTTAAGAAAAAACGTGATCGTGAAATAGCATCCGCCATAGTTAAATTAATAGAACGAATTGATAATATTGATAATTTTAACAAAAAAGCCCTATATTTGATGGTACGGGAAATGACCAATTATAAAACCGCCCATATCACCAAGGTCATCAACAAGATGCGACCGCAGATTATCAAGATGCTGGGGGAATTTCGTAGAAATGGACATCTTTCAGACCCAACCCATTATTTCTCGTATAAAAAGTAAATCCTATCTATTTATAGTATAGGATTTTAGGGGGTCTTTATGGATATCAATTCCGAACTGTATGATGGGAAGAGTCTAGCCGACTTATTCACAGAAATACACAAAAATACCGACAGTAAACGGGCTCAAATCAACTCGTTTATTATGAAAATGGTCCAACTCATCCGTACTCCAGAAGATGCGGCTGTGATTGGACCAATTGTGCAGGGATTCTTGGAAGTGAATGTCAAGAACGACGAACACTTGGTTCGAGTTGCTCAAATTGCCCAACGTATCGTGTCAGTTGGGGTGAAGTCGAATGCTTCATTAGACGGGTTACTATCGGAATCAGAAAAAGAAGCGTTATTGAAGGACATCAAAGTAGAAATTCAAGACCTTCAAGAAGATGTGAAGGACTTGGATGATGTTTTTGCGGAGAAATAGTTAATGCTGACAATTTTCGGGGAAGATACAAATAATCCTGGAGAATCTAACTATCCCAGAGGTGCTATAAAGATACCTCCGGTGTATAAACCGGCAATTGTCGTAGATATTATTATAAACGAAAAGAGTATAGGATATAATAAACGTACTGGAGAAAACATAGGAGAAGCCAAAGTAAAATTACTGGTACAGGATGAAACACTAACCGCTGATTCAGATGGATTAAATACCGCATATCCTATTGAAACTAATATTCTTGAATTTCCCCTTGTTGGTGAAGTTGTAAACTTAATGTTCATAGCAGGAAAACTGTATTACTCTAGACGAATAAATTTATTAAATAAAATATCGGAAGATATTTCTGATGTTATAGTTAGATTACTAGCAGAAAATCCAAATTTATATAATCCAAGAATGTCTGGTGCATCGGACCCTAATGCAGCAACTAATTTAACATTAGCTCAGGGCTCTGTTACCTCAAACTACATAACGCCCACAGAAAATGTATTAAAACAAAGTGATATATTGTTTCCAGAGGTTCTATCTGTTAAACCTCATATTGGAGATATTATTTTTCAAGGAAGATTTGGTACAATCATACGAATGGGCTCTAGTTTATTCAGTAATCCGACTAAAGGAACACCATCACCTAATTTATTATTAACCGCAGGATTGTCACAAACACCAACTCAAGTATCAACGACGGCTCCATCGATATATTCGTTGCAATATGAGGATATAAACGAGGATAAATCATCTATTTGGTTGGTGAGTAAAGAAGAAGTTGTGTTTAATGCAGCAACACAAAACAGCACTTCACCTAATAAAGCACATCTTCGCGGTTCTGAAATTCCAAAAATAATGCCGCACTACGTCGGAGCACAAATATTCATAAATTCTGATAGAGTAGTCTTAAACAGTAAAAGAGAAGAATTATCATTATTTTCTAAGAGAGAAATAAACTTAAGTGCACTGGAATCGATAACGATAGCATCAGAAAAACATGTGTTCATATCAACTAATGAAGACGTTAAGCTTAAATCAGATAAAGATATTACTTTAGATGCAACAAATAGTTTAACACTAAGCGCTACGAAAGATATATCAACTAATAGCGAAAATTTCTCCATATCAGCTAAAAAAATATACATAGGTTCAAACGGTGATACTAGCCAACCAATGGTTCTTGGTGCAAACTTAGCTGGATTTCTATATGCGTTTATAGAAACTTTAAAAAATACATTACCTTTGTCTGTTATAGCGACGCCGACTGGACCGGGTAGTATACAGATTCCCGCACTGATAACCAGTTTAAATGTTTTACAAAAACAACTAGGTGATGTAGGAAAACCACAAAGCGCTATGTTTAATAGTAAAGATAATTTCGTAGCAGAAAAAAATAGTGCGGTGGTTGAGGCGTCTCCTGTTATAGTAACTCCACCAGTACAACCAACCGCTGTTACAGAATCTACGGATAATCCTAATTCCGATGCAGCCACGACTGAACAAATAATAACAGTAGAAACAGCGTTACAACGTATATTGGCCAATCCGAATTTAGTTGGAGTGGGAAAAGTATTTCGTAATATTATTACTAGAGGTATCATCATTAATCAATTAAGGGATGAAATTAGTAAATATAACATAACGGACCCTCTGGTTATTGCTCATTTTCTTTCACAAGCGGCACATGAATCACTTTCGTTCTCTAAAACAACAGAGAATTTAAATTATTCAGTGGATACGTTAGCAAATCCTGATAGTGGCATAAGTAAGTACTTTACTGGAGTAGCAAATCAATACGCAAAAAAACCTGAGCAAATAGCAAATAGATTTTATGCTAACAGATTGGGAAATGGTTCGGAAGCATCTGGAGACGGATGGAGATACAGAGGTAGAGGATATATTCAGCTTACCGGTAAGGCAAATTATACAGCATTTAACCCATCTGTACCAGAGAATGTGGTAGAAAGGCCTGACTTAGTAGAATCAAAGTATCCTATGCAGTCGGCTATGTGGTTTTTTATGGCAAAACCGTATTCAAGACAAGGATTCCCCAATAGAGTATATAAAATTGCATTAGAAGGAAGTACAGACCAAATAGTTAGACGTGTTACTTTGGCCGTTAATGGTGGATTCAATGGACTTCAAGAAAGAATACAAAATTTTAGAGAAGTATACGGCACTATAACTGGTACAACGGTAGCATAATATGAGACTTCCAACAAATTTTATACCTGCTAATATAAACAATATACAAAATTCCTTTAGTCCTGGTAGTGGTCCATATGCAGGTAACCCTTTAGATTTTACGGGTAATGTCACAAATTTACTGACCATTTCTGCTAGTATAAACAGTAATACAATTAATCAGCAACTCCAAACTTCATTACAATCTACGTTACCGTCGAATATAGACCAGTTATCAGACGAAGAAATTTCAAATTTACAACCACTAGTCATAAACTCCAGTTTATCTGAAGATGCTAAGAACAGATTAAATCAAATTATAAACACAAATCCAGAAACCAGAAAAATTAATGCACTATTAAATACTGCAATTCCAACACAAATATTCAGTGGGAGTATACCTATAGATCAGGTGCGGCAAAAGGCAAGTTTATTGGCAGAGAATTATTTAAACCAGATACCAAAAATACCAGAAATTCCAGGACTACCTAAAATACCTCTTATTCCAACGATACCACGCATACTTCCTATAATTCCCACGTATGCACAGATAAAAAGTTATATAGATAAACGCATAGACAATATGAAACAGAAACAACAAGAAGCATTTATAAAAGCACAAGAAAATAGAGTAGCTGAAGCAAAAAATCCTTTCACGTTCAGAGATAGTATTACGGAAGCACAGTCTAGACTACAAATGACATCACGTACAGTGGTTCAGGCTACACCACAAGAAGTTTTCAACGAAACAAACCCAGAATAACTTAACATTTTGAGGCATAGTATTATGGATAAAGCATTATTTAGAGCGTACGTAAAAGAGTTAGTAAAAGAAACTGTGGAAGAGGAAGTTAATAAAATTCTTCCTAAATTATTAGGAGAAGCAATTTCTGAAATTAAATCTTTGCAAGAATCTACACCATCACCGGCCATTAAACCAAAATCAAAACTTTCTCGTTCTCAACTAGCAGAAATGATGGGATTGGAACGATTTGGAGACACAATAATGGCTACGACTAAAAACGTAGGACCAGTGATGGCAACGCCCCCACAAGGAATTACCGAAGACAATCCTGCATTTCAAGCAATCAACCGTGATTATTCTCAAGTTATGAAAGCTATGGGATTGAGTAAGTAAAATGCCAGGAATTGGCATAACGCTTCCAATAAGACTAGGAAACACAGGAATGTTTGCACAATCACAAACGGTGGTTGAGCAAACAAAATCAAACTTTGTTAATTTAATTTTAACAAAGAAAGGAGAACGTCTCCCCCCGTCAGAAAATCTTGGTTGCGATTTGTGGAATATACTGTTCGAACCGTTAACACAGGCTACGGCGGAAAAGGCTCGTATCGCGGTTATGGATGCAGTAGACACATGGATGCCATTCATAGAACTTGTTGAGTTTAAAGTAAAACAATCAAACAACGAAAATGAGTTAGACATAGTATGTACGTACCGATTTAAGAGTAATCCAAATGTACAAGAAACACTACAAATTAATTTAAATACTCTAACTCAAACGTTAAACTCAACTACAAACATAGCTGATTCAAAGATGGTTACCGGAACATTTAGAAATAACGATAGAAGAAAAGTGGTTATGCCATCCAATTTACCAAATCCTTTGTTTTAGCTAGTTTTATTTTTCGGAGCACTAAATGAGTACTACACAAGAAGTCACTATACAACCAAGACCAAATGTTAAGCAAATAAATTACGTTGCAAAAACATTCACGGACTTTAGACAAAACTTAATAGAGTTTACAAAATCATACTATCCGAATACGTACTCAGATTTTAATGAAGCATCACCTGGTATGATGTTTATTGAAATGGCTTCGTATTTAGGTGATGTGTTGTCGTTTTATATTGATAACTCATTCAAGGAAAATTTGTTAGCATACGCAGAACAACAAGAAAATATAATAACATTAGCACAATTCTTGGGGTATAAGCCAAAGTTAACATCACCAGCTACGGTAACGGCTACAGTGTTCCAAGTAGTTAATGCCATATTGGTAAACGGTGAGTATGTTCCAAATCCAAAATATCTAGTAAAGATTGCGGCCAGAAGTAAATTTAGAAGTACAGGTACAAATTCTGTGCAATTTACTTTAGTAGAAAGTGTAGATTTTTCAAATGCATTAGGCAGAAATGTATTCGTTAATCAATTGGATATTAGTAATAATCCTGTATCGTTTTTAGTAGCAAAGGACGCAAAGTTATTAGCAGCAGAAGAAACAACGCAAACGTTCCAGTTCTCCAGTGCTCAAAAATTTTCTTCAGTGGAGCTATCTGAAAGTAATGTAATAGGAATTATAGATGTTATAGATAGTAATGGTAATAAATGGTATGAAGTGGATTATCTAGCACAAGATGTAGTTATGGATGATGTGGAAATTACTACAGCAAATTCCGAAACAGGAGAATTACCAACATCTATTTTAAGACTTAAAAGTGTACCTAGAAGATTTGTTACTAAAGTCAACAAAAATCTAAAAACAGAATTGATGTTTGGGTCCGGAACAGGTAATGAAGCAGAAACGGATTTGTTAGTTGATTCTAGACAAATAGCAAATTCTCAGTATGGAAATTTCATTACATCCGCACTAGCTAACACATCAATCAATAACATAAATTACTTAACTAGCAATGCATATGGTATCGCTCCGGCAAATTTAAGCTTAACCGTTCGATACTGGACAGGTGGAGGGGTAAATAGTAATGTTCCATCACAAACAATTACCGTTGTAGACCAAATTACAACAGAAAATGACACTACCGCATATACCGGCGCAGAATTACAAGAATTTAATGACGCTGTAGCAAGTGTAGCAATAAAAAATGATATTCCTGCTACCGGCGGTGGTGCTGCAGAATCACTTGACGAAATAAAAGAAAATGCTTTAGCATTTTTCAATGCACAAAACAGAACGGTTACGATGGAAGATTATGTCAACAGAACATATGCAATGCCAGCCAAATACGGTAGAGTAGCAAAAGCTTATGCTATACGAGATGAACAGATAAACAGAATACAATTATTGAATGATACTAGTTTTGTATCAAATCCTGTAAGACCTAATTCAATAAATTTATATACTCTTGGATATGATAGTAATGGTAAACTAAGCACATTAAATTCTATCAGTAAACAGAACTTGGCTAGATATCTTGAACAATATAGAATGATGACCGATGATGTCAATATTTTAGATGCGTTTATAATTAATATAGGTGTACGTTTTGATGTGGCTATATTTAGAAATTATAATATAAATGACGTACTTACTAGATGCATCGGAGCAGTTCAGGACTTCTTTGATATTAGAAAATGGTCCATCGGTAAACCGATAGTAATAAGTGATTTGCAGTATAAATTGGGGACGGTAGATGGAGTACAAACTGTTAATACTATTGAGATATTCAACAAATATTTATACCAAGATGGAACAGGTTATCAAAACTACAAATATGATATAAATCACGCAACTGTAAACGGTATTATATATCCTAGTTTAGACCCAAGTATATTTGAGTTGAAATTTCCACAAACCGATATCATAGGAAACGCTACCCAATGAGAAAACTATTAACCGCAAGTAAAGATACTACAATTTATCAAACCTATCCAACAATCAACGCAGGGTTTGATGAAATTTTAGAAATCGGCAAAATGGTCAGTGCTAGTAATCCTACGGGTAGCTACGACAGTGGTTCTGCAAGAACTCTAATTTATTTTGATTTACCAACAACAGCAAGTGTTAATTCTACTGCAGATTATTTTTTGAATTTAAGATTAGCTAACGCATCAAATATAAAACGTAATCAAACGATATTAGTATATCAAATATCACGCTCGTGGGACGAAGGTAGTGGATATTTATATCAAACATCATATAATAACGAAGACGGTGCAACGTGGGCTCAAGCAACAACTTCAACCTCGTGGAGTTTGGCTGGAGGTGACTTTTTAACTGGAAGCACTTCTGCGAGTATACAACTAAACACATATCCACTTGAAGATTTAAGAATAGATGTAACTAACATTTTACGTCCAATAGTAAGTCAATCATTACAGAGTACGTTTAAAGGTTTAGTGTTACAATTTCCGATTAGCGATGAAACCGATATAAATAATGAAGGGTGTTTAAAAGTATTTTCTACACAAACCCATACGATTCATCAACCAACATTAGAAATTGCATGGGACAACCAAACTATAAGTACGGGAAGTTTATCTGCGATACCATCGGTTGACGTAAAGGTTGGTTTAACTAACCTAAAAGAAAATTACACAAAGGGTGATATAGCAAAAGTAAAACTTACTGTAAGAGACGAATACCCTTTACGTTCGTTTGACAGTACGTTAAGATATAAAAATAAATATTATTTGCCATCTTCATCATATTATTCTGTTGTAGATGTACAAAGCAACACTACGGTGATACCATTTGATAATTATTCAAAAATAAGTACAGACCCAACTGGTTCATATATTGTGCTGGATACGTCTCCATTGTATCAAGGAAGATTTTATAAATTAAATATAAAAATAAATTATGGTGATTATTCAAGAACAATAATCAACGACACACTGTTTAAGGTTAATTAGATATGGCATCAATTTTATTATCCAACGAAAGTAATCCGGACGTAGGTACCACACAATATAAATTACCCGTAGATATTATGTTTAATAGTGCGGACGTTACAGCGTCTGCTCAAGCGTCTGTGTCCGCTTCGAGTCAAGATTATACCCAGTTTATAAAAGTTTCTAACGACGGTGAAACTATTAATATTTTTGTGGGCGACACTAAAGTAGAGGATAACGGAACAATATACTATACTCCTCTATACTCCGAAAAAATAAATTATCAAGAATGGCAGTCAAAAATAAACAAAAATTTCTTAGAGTTGAGTTAATATGGCAAATCAGCAGAATTATACTACAAACGTAAGTACATATACTGACGCAACAAAATTTAATGCATCTCGAATCATAGGCGACATGCGAGATAATTTGCTGGAAATAGAAATTCCATCCAAGTTTGATGTTGACAACTATCAAGATAAGTTTGTAGAGCTACATGTATATAGTTTAGCTGATAATCAACTTATTTATTCGACTACATTTGATAATATCGTAGCGGATACGTTAAAAGTTAACGTGATAACGTATGACGACGGTAGTACAAGAAACTTACTTTTTATAGATTTTTCAAAAATATCTACGTTTGATTTTCCTGTAGGTAGGTACTCAGTTACATTAAACTTTTTTTCAAAGGAAGTTGGGTCGTATGATGATAGACCGCTAGTAGTTAATAAAATTTCTCCTTCACGAACCGAAGTTGAATTACTACCTAATCCAGAAAACATAATAACGGCATATAATTTTGCACTACCGGCTATAACAACCGAGTGGGTGTTCGACGCAATGAAGCAGATATTTAATCAAGAAAACAATCAAGATTCTAGAATACCAACGATACCAGACCCAATGTCAAAGGAATTACTACAACAGCAATTATTGACAGTATTAGCAAGTACAAATGTATACATAGATATGGATGAGGTGTTTTCTATTACACAATCTATATTAGACATTGGATATATCAAAGCAAAAGCACGTATAGAAGAACGATTAACGTCCGATAAAAAAAGATTCACTACTATCGAGTTGAATGATATCGTTACTTTTTCTATCCAAGAAGCATATGATGAATACGTGTTCACTAACAGTAATCAGTTAAATAGTTTAAATTATTCTATATAAGGATACGCGATTATGGCTACACAACAAGATGTAAAAGCAGCGTTTAAAATTGAATCGGCATCGGTTGATGTAACTAATACGCAGTTAAGTATTAATTATGTTCATGGGTCCACTCCATCAGAATTACCGTTGACTTTAAAAAACGTATCAAATGATTTTTTTGTAAAAGCATATCCTGTTAGTTCTACTAGTATTATGAAATTATTTAATGGGGCAACCGAAATAAACCAGTCGTCACCGGTACTAATACCTACTGCATCTTCGCTTGACGTTTCATTACGTTTGGTAGGAGATTTAGACAGTAGACCAACATCAGTAACTTTGGAAAATTTACAATTTAATTTAATCGCAGCGAAGTATGCTGAAAAGATACAGCAAGAAACGGTAGATGAAGAAACTACATCTGAAAACAACGCAAGAGTTAGAATAAATTGGAGACGTGAAAATGCAAATCCATCATCTAGCTTGCAATATGCGGTTACGGTATATGATGGTGATATTAGTCGTAATACTGTTATTGTACGTGATGCTATAAATTCTACACAACAAATATCTACCCAAATACCACTAGACAAACTTATTTCCATAAGAATACTAACAAATTCTACTATAAGAAGAGCTACGTTAAAAGATAGAGAATCTGGTGCAGTTTTGGGTACACCACGAGGGCCATCCAATACGTACTATGTAACTGGTACTAAAGAATTTTTATTCCGTAATATAAAAGTAACAGCTGATATTAATATGACAATAGAGCTATCCACGACTTAAGAGATATTAAATGACGATTATAGTTAATTGGCAGAATCCTGTATTTGCGCAAAAAACTTATAACAAAGGAATTGATGGATTGGGCAACTTGTATAAAGTTGATGATACCAACTCATCACAAATTATCTTTTTACAAGAAGACATAGAATCCATTAAAAATCAGCTCGATAACACGATTACGAGCTGGAGTAATCTTGATGGTGATGGCATATCCCTCAACTTCGGATTACAGGGAGAAAGTTTAAGTTCAGCTATGGTTCGTAAATTAAAGCAAAGATTGAGTCAGATTTTATTTAGAACAATCAGACCCGACTATCTAACGTGGTTCCCATTCAGCGACACACAGCTTTCTGATAAAAGTAAAACAAATGTAATGCGATATATGTTGGACATATTGAGAAGCTATCAGGATGTCACAAATCGTATTTTAAATAAAGAAACTGGGTTGGTGGTAGAGGAAGCATTACCAGAACCCATATTTGAATTACAGGACATAGTAACCTCCGCGACAACACTCAGCGTCAGCGTAACCGTAAGTGTTACTAAGGTACAGCTAAATCTATTGACCGCCCTTACCGACGCCGCTACAAATCTAGTAACATATAAAGCATTAGCATTTTTTGATGAATCAAGAGAATATAAAACTGTATTAAACTTTGGTAACGACAATCAATATTTGGTTGAAGCATGGAGAGTATCTCCGTCCACTCCAAATGCAATACAGTTAAAACTATTATCTCCATTAAGTCCTACTACTACAATATATGATTCTGCGTTCATAGCAACCGAAGATGCAAAAACTGTAATAGATAATTCTGTAGAATTTGCGTTACCTCCTGAGGTTGACAACACTCCATCCTTACGTCCGTTCAATATAAATTATTTAACCGATGTAGAGAATAAAACTTTGGTGAATAATGTAACATTAACTTCGTTGGGGACTATAACGGGCTCCGTAGGAGTTATTAGTTCAAGCAGAGTTTCTTACGAAGACATAGTATTCAGAAAATGGCTTACCGCTGATTTTAAATCGTCAGAATTAAACATAGACTTTACCGACTTTAATAAATTTGTACACTACGGGTCTGCATATTTACGAATAATAACATTTGCTAATAAGCTTATAAAATTAGAAAATCTAAACACAGAAATATTAGCCAGTGTTTCAAGTAGTACCGCTGCTGCATCACTAAAAGCAGTAGAAAAAGAAAATATTATAAGAAACTTTGACCCGTATGAACAGTTTTTATATTATACTACAGAATCTATAGCATATTCGGCTAGTGCGGATTATGCGGATGATGGAGTAGAATATTTTGCTACCGGATCATGGCCAAAGCAGTCTGATGGAACAGTATATAGCCCAACCAGTGGAGTAGTTACCGGTTCATGGTTACCTACGTTTGGAGCTATCGCTCAAAGATACGATGAGCAAAATCAAAATTATTTGATAAGACATTTACCAAAATTTATACAAGAAGATATTAATTCTAATGATTTCTTAGTGTTTATTGGTATGTTCGGTCATATGATGGATAATTTAAAAGCGTATATTGACCAGTTACCAAATATATACTCTAAAAATCCAAACCCATTAGAAGAATTGACTATGGACCAGGTGTACGAAGTAGCTACATCATTTGGTTTAAAGTTACCAAACATAAATTCATTACAAAATTTACAATCTATCACCCAAGGTACGGGGTCTAGAGAAACTTCTTCGGAAACATGGAAGCGGTTTTTACATAGTATGATTTACTTGACCAAAACAAAAGGGTCAAGAACATCAATGGATGCTTTACTAAACACATATGGAATTAGTTCTCCAATCGTTCAAATAAAGGAAACATCAAATGCGGTAGAAGGTAACTACGTACAATCCAATGAACTGACTTATGGGTTGACATTTACATCTGCGTCAAATACAAATATAAGAGTCCCGTTGGTATCTTCATCAATAGTTGGTTCTACTGTTCAAATTAGATTCGTACCAAACGTAAAGCAAAATAGTTCAATCATCACTAGTACGGCTGGGTGGGCTGTGGATTTAGTAAGACATCCATCTGCCTCAGTAATATCGTACCCAGAAAGATATACAGTTAATGGTCTTCTACGTACCGTAGATTCTTCTGTGTCTAAAGCAGAGTATGGAAGAATACAAATTATAAGTGGTTCGGGAAGGACGATTATAGCATCTAGTAGTTATTTCAGACTGTTCGGGGATGATTACACCAGTATAATGTTGAATAGCCAATCTGGTGAGTTTGCCGTAGTGCAGACCGACGGCGACCAAATATTATATCAAGAAACCGCATCATTGAGTATATCTTCGCTATGGAATGCAAGTACACATATTCACGTTGGGGGTAGCGGTTCAATTAAGTTAAACAATTTTGATGGGGTAGTTGACGAAATACGCGTATGGGGCGAAAACATATCTATAAATAATTTTATATCACAATCGTATGATCCTGGTTCGTATTACGGTGGTAATTATACCTCATCATACGCAAATTTATACGTACACGTGCCGTTCAGCCAACCACTTACATCTATTACATCTTCGGCAACTAATGAAAGTCCATATCAAAATGTTTCTATAGTACAAAACTTACCAGCAAGTGGATTTACTACCGCATCATATCATCGATTTAACAGAACAGTAAAGCAATCGGTTCCAGTAGTGGGTGCAAAAGTATATACAAACAAAAAAGTTAATGTGGCTGCGCCTGCTACATTTGATGAAAGATTCATCGACCAAAATGATACGATAGAATTGCAACCAAAATATAGTATCAAGTCAATTGAAGATAAGAGATACACCGCTGGATTGAACACGGTGTATACTGCTTTATCTCCTGCCGATTTTACTAATCAAAATATAATGCGTACGATGGGTGTGTTGGACGTTAATAATATCATAGGAAGTCCTCGGTATATAAATGAGTTAAACTACGATTCGTTGAGAATCATTAAACAAAGATATTTGGAGTATTATAACAAAACAGTAAACCCAAATGCATATATACGATTCTTTAAGGATTTAATAGAAGCTGTATCTGAGATGGCCGACACGATGGTTCCGGCTAGAGCTAGTTTGTTAGACGGTATAGTAATAGAATCATCTTTGTTAGACCGAAACAAAAATTACTTATTAAATGATATAGGGATAGGTGGGTATCAATCTAAGCAATTTGCGATGTGGTCATCCTCGGCATCATATTTCACTACATCTCCAATTGGTGCGTTCACGTTTGACGCAGATTACGATATAGCAACACAAGTTGTAGTAACATCGGATGTTCTGCCGTATAGATTAAGTAGTAGTATCTATACTCCATACATTCCTATGAATGATATAACGGGAATCATAGAACTTCCAGACGAAGTTGAAATAATTTCAAGTACACCACCATCGAAACTACCACCATCAAGAAAAGTATTACAACGAATTAACGATAATACTAACCGAACATTATCTTTTGCTACGTCATCAATCGCAGATGAAAATAGTGCAGTATATTACTTAGAAGCAGATTCAATTGGTTCATTACCAATAGCACAGTTGGTGTCTGGATATGCACGTAGCCCGTACAGAGGAATACCAACGAGCGGGTCTACTCCTGCAAGAATTGCAAGTGAAGATAATACCGTGAGGCCGTTCTATAATATTCCACCTAGACTAGATTTTACAGATGTTGGAACCACTACGTTTTTCCATAAAGACAATGGTATTTACGCTTATGATTTATTTACAATACAAAAAACACCGTATATTGTAAAATTTGACATCACTGAATCTTCGACAGCTGAACGACTATATGCACCTATTACGTTGTTAAGCGCATCGTCTACTACCGACCCTGCATTAAATTTTCCAGGTAGATACACGGTTACTATTCCAGCTAGTACTACACAAGGAATAATTTTTGCATCGGAGTTATTCGCTTTAACAGGAGTGACTGGAGGCACAAGTGGAGATAGATTAAGATTATATAGAAATTCAACAGATTTAACAAACGATGCATCAAGACCATTTTCCACGGCTCCAAGTATAAATTCAGGAGTATTATTTGACGGTGAGTTGTCTACCCCATCCAGTACAGATGTGTTTCCTTATACATTAATACAAGCACCAGCATCCACCATACATTACGCAATTGACGGTACAGCTGGAGCTAATATAACATTACATTATTTCGCATATAATGCAACTCTTACTGGTCTTTTACCAACTGGGTATTTGCCGAGACATTATAAGTTTAGCAGAGACAATACTCTTGGTATAAAACGTAGAAACTATTTGGGTTGTAAAGAAACGGGTGACGATGCATTTAAGGTGTCCGTATCATTAGGTAACACTATAATAGTCAATCCTACTGTTGGAAATACCAATGGTGGCGGTTCGGGTGGGGGAACTACTTCAGAGGGTGGTCTTCCTGAAACCGATACCATAACATTTGGTGGCGGCGGTACCTTAAATGTAACATAATATGAATTTAAATCAAAATACTTTATACTTATAGTAGATGTACTTTACTCAGGAGATTAACAAATATGGGATATCTAGATAAATCCACAATCACGGTGGACGCTATTTTAACTAACCGTGGACGAGAACTATTGTCGCAAGGTACTGGAACAGGAAACTTTCAGATTACCAAATTTGCTGTGGCAGACGACGAAGTAGATTATGGCTTGTACGCAACTAACCATCCATTGGGATCAAACTATTATGGTTCCATTATTGAAAACATGCCAGTATTAGAGGCAACTCCTGACGAATCATCCGTTATGCGTTATAAGTTAGTCACCATCACCGGTGCTGACGCAACTGGAAATGTAATAATACCGCAAATTACAAATATAAATTTTACATCACAAACTTTGTATTATAGTCCAACAAGCGGACAAACTAAGACTATAGAACTGACACCAAATACTACGTATACATCAACATCAACAGAACAAGAGCCTGACGGATATACATTATTGTTGTCTGACAGTACTCTCGCTACGGTCGAGCTGATGACCCCTGCTACTGGTATAGTGTTGGCGAATAATCGTGGGTCTGTATATGCTAAGGGTTCAAAGTTCAAGATTGCAGCATTAAATAAAACGGGTCAAACGTCGGTTTCCATCTTCGGTAATAGTTCAGGTGCAGTGTTCACCTTTACATTAAATACCGTAGCCTCCGCGTAAACTTAATTCATAGGATAAAATATGGCATATTCAATTTTTAACACATTTGCTACAGATGATGTAATATCTTTACGCGGTACGGAAGTTACAAATGCATTGTGGTCAAATGATACAGCGAGTCTGACAGCGGTTTTTACATCTAGTCAGCAATTCGCCATCTCCGGTGAATTTTATTATGATGCATATAATCAAAATCCAGCAACATCTCCCGCCACCGCAGAAGTACAATTCTCTGTAGCATACGGTCATATCAGTGGAGGTGGTTCACCGCCATTAGCAAGTTTAAATACATCCACATTACCAACGCAAGTAATATATTCACAATATAAAAATCTTCTACTAGACCAGAACACAGAAAAGTTTTCATTTAATGGTACTGAATCTGATGATATTTACGTAATTAACATACAACGGTCCCGTCTCCGTCAAGCTATAGATCCTGGTAATTGGCAACTTGGGCTATACGGAACTACGAATAGTAGAACATTTATAGACGATAGTAATCTTAATACCGCAGTAACAGGCAATTTAGTTGCTAATAATGTATATAATATTAAATCTGGTTCGTTGACGGCTGGTACGTCGGGTACTACAGTATACGGTCTTGTGTTTCCTGATTACGGTGTAATAATATTACATCCTTCAGCTATAAAAACAGCTATAGGAATGTATGGTGATAACGGTACTACAGGACTTAGAAGTGCTACAGCAGAACCATTTTCTCCGTATACCGGAAGCGGAGCAGGTACCAATTATCAATATCAACATGAAGGATTATATCGTGCTATATCAAAGGCTATGGCAAATAGCTCCGGATTTACAGCTCGTTCAGCCGAATCAATAACTTCTACAAACTATTTCGTAAGATTAAAGAATAGTCAATACAACTATTCAAACAACCCAACGTATTATACTGGATCTTTACCACAAAATATACTAGAACCTTTTAGAGCTAAGCCACTTACCTATGTTACTACGGTTGGATTATACAATGATGCAAACGAATTGTTAGCGGTAGCAAAACTTAGTAGGCCAATTCAAAAAAGTACTGATAAGGAAGCATTGATTCGCGTACGCTTAGATTACTAAACCGTTAGTTCTGGTGGAACTTTATGCACAATGCTGTAACGGCCTTTAAGCCATTAGGACCAAACGAATATGTAGTGACGCCATTTAAAGCGTACGCTCCGTTCTCGTATACGTATACGTCAGGTTCGTCAACAAATTCTGGTGATTTAAATATTTCATTTGGAATAAAATACACAACGGTCGGTGAATTGCGTACGGAAAATACGTCACAAGAATTGTTTGATTCTGTCGTACAGACGTTTTATTCACCACTTCCGTATGCGTTTTACGGCATAGATTCAGCATCATATAAACCAACTGGGTCAGTATTTGTAGTCAGTGTAACTCAAGATGTATTTGGAGAAGAAATACGACCAGGAAGTTTCAATATTTCCATAGGAGCATCATCATCGTATGATGACACCAAAGGTAACTTGATAATATCCCAATCTGGAACGGGATATAAAATTGGCAGAATATTTTATGATAAAGGAATTGCAATATTAAAACCAACATCAAGTATAGCGGGTGGAGGATTGACAACTAATGGAATATGTATAGTAAGTGGGACCGCTGTTAATGTAAGTTTTAGCTCTTCCGTTAAGTTATATGAACACAATGTACAAGTAAAATTAACTCCAACGGACTTTAACTTTTCAGGATATAATCCATCTACTGTAAAACCGTTCTATACAGGGTCGTCAATTACTCCATTACAATCAATGATGTCTCGGAGTATGAATCCATCTTCGGATGTGTATGTCAGACCATATATTACATCAATAGGTTTATATAATGCAAATGATGAATTGGTTGCTGTAGCAAAATTATCAAATCCTATTCAACGTACATTTGATAGTAAACAAACATTTGTTGTTAAATTTGACACCTAACGGTGGAGACATAATATGGGGTTAAAAGAAAAGTATTTAGCAGCTGTGACCGCGACCGACGCAACATATATGAAAGATGTAGGTACACAGCTACCGTATGTACCAAATACTACTGACGCTGGTGCCGCTCGTGGGGGTAGTGGGGTAAATTTTATGGACGGAACCCCTCGTACACAAGGTAACACAACAGCGGATGCGTACCAAACAGAATTTAAAAGAAACGAACCAAACAGTTTTGTTGGTGGTGGAGCACAAGCTCCAACTATAGCGACAGCTACAACTCTTAATAATGACGCTGGTGCGCAAACGAACACTAGATGGACAAATAAAGCATTTAAGTTGGCATTTGATAACGAAGGACCAAGTAAGTTACCAAATGGATATTATATAGATTCGTTTAGACAAGCAAAAAGTTCAAAAGGTACAGTAGGCACAATTCATAATTACATACCATCAAAAGTATATACCGCAGCCACCACCGGTGGATATATAAACCAATTTGATATAGCAAGAAATAGATATAACGCAAGTAGTACTAGTAGATAATAAACTAAAGAGGTTACAATGAAACCACGTAGTGCAAAAAATAAGGGTAAACGGTTACAAAACGCAGTACGAGATATGATTTTAGAAAACTTCACACAGTTGGAACCAGATGATGTGGTTTCAACGCTGATGGGTGACAGTGGAACAGATATCAAGTTGTCACCTGCGGCGCGTAAGGTATTTCCCTACTCTCCAGAATGTAAGAACCAAGAAAAGATGAACATCTGGGCTTCTCTGGAACAAGCAGAAGGGAATACGAAAGACGGAACGACTCCCGTTCTTTTCTTTAAGAGAAATAATACACCAGTGTACGCGGTTATTCCCGCAGAACACTTCTTCCAATTGGTCAATAAAAAGACCGTTGAATAAAAAGAAAAACTTGACAACTTGACGAAGAGGGGTTAGATTCTATATTATGAATCTAATCTCTCTTTTGTCGCAAATATTAGGTGATTTTAAACAGTTTGGGAATGGTGAACACTATTTCCAATGTCCTTTCTGTCATAATCACAAGAGAAAATTTGCTATTAATGTATTGAAAAATATGTTCCATTGTTGGCATTGTGGAGCCAAGGGACGTTCTTTAATAACACTATTTAAGAGACTGGATGTATCTCCGTCCCAAATGAAAGAACTGCGGTCACTCCTTTCGGATGACCAAGTAAAGAATTATGTAGAAACCGCAGATGAAGTCACCGATTTGTATCTCCCGCCTGGATTCAAGCCGTTGTGGATTCCGACCAAGAGTATCCATTACAATCACGCAATTAAATACCTGAAGAATAGAGGGATTACGGGATACGACATTATCCGTTATCAGATGGGATATACGATAGAAGGTCCATATGCGAATCGTGTCATCATTCCATCGTATGATGCGAACAATAAGTTGAACTATTTCATCGCTCGTAGTTTCTATGACGGTGGAATGAAGTATAAGAATCCACCCGTGTCAAAGAACGTGGTGATGTTTGAGAACCAAATTAACTGGAAGATGCCGTTGGTTCTCTGTGAAGGGGTGTTTGATGCCATCGCAATCCGTAGAAACGCAGTACCTATCTTGGGTAAGTTCATACCCAAGAAGTTGTTGAAGCAGATGGTCAAGAACAATGTCAAAGAAGTCTATGTTGTACTGGATAATGATGCACGAACCGAAGCAATGGAAATGGAACGTCAGTTGACCGCTCACGGTATGCACGTGAAGTTGGTCAACCTTGACAAGAAAGACCCATCCGAGTTAGGTTTCAATGAAACGTGGAAGTGTATAGAAGCAGGTGAATCCACTTCCCTTAAAGGCTATATCAGCGAAAGGTTACAACTTATATGAAGATTGAAGTCCCATTTAAGAAGTTACAAAAAATAGAACATACCGCAGATATCCACATCAGACTGTTTAAACGTCACGATGAATATCGTGAAGCGTTTAATACATTCTACGAACAACTCCGTCAGAAAGATTTAACTGATGGAGTGATTGTCGTTGCGGGTGACATCCTCCACGCAAAGACCGATATGAGTCCAGAGATGGTGGAACTTGCATCAGAGTTCCTCCGTAATCTTGCGGACATCGCACCGACCTTCATCATCGCTGGCAATCACGACCTCAATCTGTCCAATATGAATCGGTTGGATAGTTTGACACCGATTATCAAGAATCTCAACCATCCCAATCTCCACTACTTCAAGCATTCGGGTATCTATCAAGTCGCTGACGTAGACTTTGCAGTATTCTCCATTTTAGATGACCGCGAGCAGTGGCCCGATGTTCAAGACTGTCGGAAGAACGCACGGAAGATTGCGTTGTACCACGGACCAGTCCACGGTGCGCAAACAGATATCAAGTATGTCATCACCAACCGTCACGTAAGTGTTGACACATTTGCGGGATACGACATCGTACTACTTGGTGATATTCACAAGTATCAGATTCTCCAAGAAAGTAATCCCGTCATCGTCTATTCATCGTCACTTATCCAACAGAACCACGGCGAATCCTTACGGAATCACGGATGGTGTTCGTGGAACGTGGATGATTGTACTCACGTATTCAATGAACTTCCGAACGCATATGGGTATTATACCCTTGAACTGGAAGAGGGAAAGATTGCGTTCCCAACGGATATGCCGAAGAACGTCCGACTTCGGTTGTTCACGGGGAACGCAGATACTACTCTTATTAAAAAGACCACTGCGGCATTACGGAAACGGTATAACATCATAGACCTGAGTATTAACAAGAATCGTTTCAATCATAGTAAAATGATTGATAGAAAGGTCAATCATATTACTACCGATGTGACCAATGTAAATACCCAGAATACATTGATTCAAGATTGGATTCAACGGAATCACGAAACGGTTGATGACGAACTGATGAAGAAGATTATCAATGTCAACACGATGTTGAACGCACAAGTCAGTCACGATGACCAGTCACGGAACATTCACTGGCGTCCGTTGAAGTTCACGTTCTCCAATATGTTCTCGTATGGTGAGAATAATGAAATTGACTTTGAACATATGCACGGTATCCACGGTATCTTTGCGCAGAATGCGTCTGGGAAGAGTTCGTCTATGGACGCACTTATCTTCTGTCTCTACGACAAGACCCCACGTGCATTCCGTGGTGACCATATTATGAACAATCGTCGGGACCAGTTTGAGTGTGAACTGAAGTTTGAAATCAACCAAGAAATTTATTATATCCGCCGTACTGGTACACGAAAAAAGACTGGCGATGTGAAGGTAGATGTATCGTTCTGGAAGGAACATTCAGATGGTACCCATACGTCATTAAACGGCGAAGACCGTCGTGACACCAATGCCAACATTCGTAACTATGTCGGTAGTTATGAAGATTTCGTACTGACCACGTTGAGTAGTCAGACCGCGAACGCTTTGTTCATTGACAAGTCACATTCTGAACGGAAGGACTTACTTATCCAGTTTATGGGGTTGAACATCTTTGATAAGTTGTTTGATTCTGCAAACGAGGAAAGTAAGGAACTTACAGGTGCTTTGAAGAAGTTCAAGAAGATTGATTTCGGTCAATTACTGTCGGATACTCAGACCAAATTGGATACTACCAAGATAGACCATCAGAAGATGGAAGAAACTATTGCGGAGTATAAGGAAGAACGAGATGTACTGGATACTAAGTTAAAAGAACAGCAGGACCAGAAGCGTACTGTTCCGAATATTGAGTTGAATATGGATAAACTCCAAGCAGGATTGGTGGATGCTAATAATTTTATTGGTATGTACCAGACTCGTAAATCGGAAGAAGAAAATAGACTTCAATCAATACAAAATATTATTAGAGAAAAGACGGAAGAACTAGTAGACGCAAACCTTCCAGAACTTCGTCAGTCTGTGGAAGAGTATAATAGACTTTCTACCTTATTTAACAAGGGTGGTAGTGCATTAAAGTTGACCACTTCAAAGGTTACTGAAAAAGAAAAGTTCAAGACCAAACTGGAAAGTTACAAGTATAATCCAGATTGTAACGTCTGCGTAGAAAATACTAAGTCAATTATTGAAGATATGGAATCAGTTACTCACGAATTGATTGACTTATACGAACTTCAATCCAAACAAGAAAGTGCAGTCAACGAAATCAAACAACAGATGGAACCGTTGGTTGATAAGGTTAATCTCTGCGCACATTACGAAAAGTTACAAAACGAAATTCAACAGTTCCAAAAAAAGGCAAGTGGATTAGAGTTGGAAATCCAGAAGTTGATTACCAGTATAGAAAAGTGCGACCGCAATCGGGAACAGATTGAAAAGGACATTGAATTACATAAGGTCAACGAAGAAAACATCAAGCACAATGCTACTATTGACGAACATATCCGTCACGTAGTATATGATATTTCTGTCAATAAAAAGACTTTGGACAAGTTAGATAAGGAGTTACGGGAACTTCACGGAGAAATCAAGGTATTGGAAGCAACCAAGACGGATATCCTCAACCAAATCAAGGAAGCGGAAGAACTTGAAGATACGTATGAGGCTTACAAGTATTATATGGAAGCCGTCTGTCGTGATGGTATTCCGTATGAGTTGATGTCCCGTGCTATTCCTGCGATTGAGGCAGAAATTAACAATATCTTAACTCAGATTGTGGAATTCACTATTTCTCTTGAAGTGGACGGAAAGAACATCGTCGGTAAGCTGAACTACGACCACGAACGTATCTGGCCGTTGGAAAATTCGTCGGGTATGGAACGATTCATCAGTAGTCTCGCTATTCGAGTGGCTCTGCTGAACGCATCCAACCTCCCAAAACCGAACTTTATGATTATTGACGAAGGATTAGGCGTTCTGGACGCAGAAAACCTGAGTTCGATGGGGACAATGATGGGTATTTTGAAGTCGCAATTTGATTTTATTGTTCTTATCAGTCACTTGGACACCGCTCGAGATATGGTAGACAAGGTAATTGAAATCAAACGGGAGGACGGATTCTCGTATATTAATGTCTAACTCAACTATTTATATTGAGTTAGGACTTTAAGCGAGAATGTATGGCAAAAACACTAAAAACTTTACAACTACAGAATTTGGCAAAATATGACGTTTATATAAACGACACTAATCCAACGTCTGATTATTTTAAAGTAGCCAATATACCTAAGTATTTTACCGGCGGACGAAATTCTTTTCTGATAGGCGGATCTAACTTATTAACACCATACACTAATGTTCTGATAGAAATATTAGATTCAAAGGGTAATCCGGTGTTTCAAAATCCAACCAAAAAATATTTACAGGGAAATTCCAGAGTTATTTCTGTAGAAATAAACAAAAATACTCCGCCTGGATATCTTACGATAATAATACTTGGCGTTGCTAACTACCAATTAGACGGTAAGCCAGTACCATCAGAATGGAAGGATAAGTTTAACGTACGATGGGTAGGTAAGGTACTTGTAGAGCCTAAATTAAAGAACACAGCAGACATTATATTTACTAATCAACCTGAAGTTTTTTGTGAAGAAAATAGATTACTAGAAGTAAATACCTCACAGTTCGTAGAAACCAGTACCACGTTTACAGCAAGTTTATCTCCAATTTTGTATTCTAGTTTTATAAAAGGTTATCTTATATCTGCTGTATCGCCAACAACGTTTTCTGCAGATTATTATGGGGCAACAATTACTGGGTCTATGATAGTTAATGGAGTAAGCGCGAGTGTGTACCTGCCGATAACAAATATTCTAAATGATACCACTGCCTTCAGTGAGGGATATTTAATAAAAGATGAAAATAATAAAATTATAAATAAAATATACGTACATAGTGGCAGCTATACCACAGACATGTTAGGTACCACGGTACCTGTAACATCATCCGTAGTATTGAATTACAAAACTTTGTCCGTAAGCGGTACAAATATACCTATATCTTATGCTAAACTTAGAGTAGTAAATTTGAACACGGTAAGCGGTGAAGTGGTAAAAACAAAAATCTATAACAAGGTAAAAACGAACTTATCTGATTATAAACTAGTTGCCAACAGCGATGTAGTTACGAAAGAATTATTAACTACGGGTTCTTCCAGAGGTGATATACATATAAGTGATTTTATTTCTTTAGTACCATCGTCTAGTTGGTACGTGGATACAATGATACCCAACACCAACAATGTCGTATACCCCATCACAGGCACTTCCTCATACTATAATCCTATTTATAATTCTGAGCAGTTTTATGTGTACAGTGACAATTCATTACTGCTCAATTCTATGTATGCCGACATTACTGTAAATCCATCAAATTATAGATTTACAGGACAAATATCGGAAAGTGGCTACTTTATAGGACAGAAATCCTCAATAACCGTATTTCCAACTACAGAATATACTTTTAAATTAAATGCACTATATAAAAATTCTAATGCAAGTTCCATAGTTTTGACTGGTAATACTCCGTATGTGGATATTTATATGGTAGGTATTAGTGGTTCGGTTATTATTGACAAAGACCCACTAGGACAAAAAATAGGAAGAATAGATATAACTACTGGGGCCACCTCTCAGTTGTATCAAAATAAAGAATTTAATTTTACTCCAAAACTCGCTAGCGCAGGAGCAGTTAGTTTTAGACTAGTTGTATCGAATGGATTTTGGAACTTCTCTGATGTATCGGTTAAACCGGCATCAGATACTACATTTTCACCAGATGAATTCACAGTTTTAGTCCCAAACACAGAATTTTTTAACAACTATCTAGAATACAAAATAGAGTTTTTTGATATCAATAACAATTCTACTAATGTAACCGCTATATCCCTACCAACGTATTTTACTGGGTCCAACATTGATTTAGGTGTTCTTCCATGAATGTAACTGATATAAATTTATTGTTTAATGGTGTTCTTCAAGAACAGCAACATATAGATGAATTTAATCGTATGCTTTTTTCTTTAGATGAGAGAAAACGCAAAAAGTGTACAATTTATCCTACAGATTCAGCCCATAAGATTAGGAAAAAGTGTAAAAAGGCACGGATATGGGGATTGCACTACGCACCTGTATGGGATAGATATGTCGGTGGAACCACTACACCAGATACTACTAGTGATTCTGGTGAAGCAGATGTCGGCGGTGATACAGCAGCTGCTGGTGGCGACGGGGGTGTTGCAGAAATACAAGGTAGTAGACTGGTATATCCGAACTCAATTGGTCCAGAGCACGATGCTGAATTTACAAATGAGCAGTATCTGAAACCAATAATATATACATACCCAGATACAGACTATGAGTGGTATGAAGCTGAACGATATCCTGAATTTAAGTTAGCTGGAAAAGATAAGTGGGAAGAATTAATTCAAGCTGGAGAAGTGGTTCCGTTTAGTGCATTAGGAGATGTAAACAATCACGACCCAGAACTGAAAAATTTAAACCCAGATAAAGTTAAAAATGTCAGTTTACAAATCAAGAGTGGTGAAGTAGAATTACCTATTGTTGGTGAATGGCCTGATGGGGAATACGAACTCATCTCTGGTAATACTCGTATAGCTATCTTAAGTAGATTAGGATATGATCCAGAAGTACTATTAATCAGTATTCCATCTAAAAAAAGACGTAAAGCTCCATCAACTAGAAAAAAGACTAAGCCGAAAGGCAAGCCAGCACCAAAGAAAACACCGTCAAAAGAAAAACCAAAGTCGAGTACAGAACGAGTACGTCGATACTATAAACGTCATCCAGAAAAGGTCCGTAAGTATTTAAAAAAGACACAAGACGATAGAGTAAAACGTAACGGTGACCGTGCAAAAGCAGTAAAGAAATATGGTGAAAAGAAAATGAAAAACCACGATGTCCATCATCCGAACGGGGTAAATGGTGGCGGTTGGCGTTTGGCAAAGAAAGACCACGGACGGGATAAAAAGAATGAAAACGTGGAATACGTCTACCTTTCAGAATTAATGGAAGGATTGGCACCAAACGGCCCGTGGATACTATTAACCGAAGGTGGTGCCGCTGGACACTTAGCACATCCTTACGAAGATAACGACTTGACATTTAAAGATGTCAAAGAAATGATTAAACGTGGATTGGTCGGTGGATTGGACGCAGAAGCCGCGGTTACGGAAAAACTTGACGGACAGAATATTATGTTCACCGTCCGTGATGGAAACATATTGTTTGCAAGAAATAAAAGTCAAGTAAAAAACAAAGGTAAGAACGCATTGGATGTCGCTGGTATTCGTAGTATGTTTGCCGGTAGAGGAGATATATTAAAAGCGTTTGGGTCAGCCGCTGAAGATTTACAATCAGCAGTAAACGCATTACCAGAAGAGGAACGACAACAGATGTTTGCTGACGGTAGCAAATTTATGAACGTAGAAATTGTATTTCCAGATACCAAGAATGTTATTCCGTATGATAAAAATGTATTAGTATTTCACGGTACAGTATCATACGATGACGAGGGAAATGAAATTGGACGAGATATATCTGATGGAAAGACATTATCTGATAATTTAACCAGAGTGAACGCCCAACAACAAAAGACTTTCGGATTATCGGGTCCACGTAGTATCGCATTCAGTGATGCAGAAACAGCAGAAAATATTAAGAAGATGAAAGAATATGGAAGAACGGTATCCCGTATTCAAGACGAGTTCAAATTAGATGATAATGATACTATAGCAGATTATAAAACATCGTGGTGGTCGCGTGAAATAGATAGTATGGGAGTGGACTGGACGCCCGAGGAAAAGGAAGGACTTGTACGTAGATGGGCATTGGGTGATAAAAAGTTTGGTGTAAAAAATATTGAAGATGCACAGAAAAAGAAAATATTCAGAGAGTACGAAGCAAACACATTGAAGAGAGCACAAAAAACAGCCACACGTCCTTTGGAACGAGTGTTCTTGCGATTGGGTGCGGATACGTTAAAACGAGTCAGTAATTTCTTGTCAGCAAATAATCCAGAAATAGCAGCAGAATTGAAACGAGAATTACTGGCTACTATTAAAACAATACAAGAAACTGGTGACGAATCAAAATTACAAAAACTTCAGACGGAGATAGAACGACTTGAAGATATTGGAGTCGATAATATAGTACCGTCCGAAGGAATTGTATTTATGTATAAAGGTAATCCGTATAAATTTACAGGCGCATTCGCTCCAGTTAATCAAATACTTGGTACACTGAAGTTTGCAAAGGGTAAGACGGAAGAGACGGAAGAAGTTCCAGAACCAGCAGAAGAACCAAAAGCTTCCACAAAGACAGAACCCACGGATGTGAAGGAACCACCCGCCGAAGAGCCAAGAAAAACTGTTGCAATATTCACGGGAAGATTCCAACCGTTCCACGCTGGTCATTATAGTGTATATCGTGCTATGGTTGAAAAGTTTGGAAAGGAAAACGTATATATCGCCACCAGTAATAAAACAGATTCTATTACTTCTCCATTTGGATTCTCTGATAAGAAAGAAATTATGATGAAGATGTTTAAAATTCCAGAATCACGAATTGTTCAAGTAAAGAATCCATATGCTCCAAAAGAAATATTAGAAAAAATGCCAGATAATACGGTATATGTAACCGCAGTCAGTCAAAAAGACTCGGACAGATTGACTGGTGGTAAATATTTCAAATCATACGAAGACACGCCTTCAGCTGAACGTAAAGGATATGGAGAAGCCGGATATTTTATGATTGCACCAGAAATGCAATTACAGTTGAATGGAAAAAATATTAGTGGTACTCAAATACGTGAATTGATGGGTAGCCCAAATATTACGGATAGAGCAAAACAAGAAATATTTACTCGTATATATGGACAATTTGATAAAAAATTGTTTGATAAAATTGTACGAACAACTACCCAATCAGAGGAAGCTAAACAATTGACCGCTACTCACGGTTCACCGACAAATAAAGCACAAGCAAGAATGAAACCACAAGAACAACCAGAAGTTCCACAGCTACAAGCACAACCACAAGCACAACCACCAGAAGAACAACCAGTAGCTGGACAAGAACCACAGCCGACCGGACAACCGACAGCTGTGGTAGACCCAACGCAACAAATGGCTGCAGCTCCGACACAAGAACCACCGGCAGAAAGAGACACATACCAACCAGGAGAAACATGGGAAACTGGTGCTGGATACTATGGAGCAAAAAATAGTAGTGGGGTCACAAGATATTATACCACAGCACAATCGGCATTAAGATATTCACAAACGTGAGGTTATTATGTTTAAAAATGAAGAAGCATTAAATGATGTTCGTCGTAAAGTAGCAGAAAAAATGAATAAGGATGGTAATAAACTGGTTTTTGGCTGGAGAGGAGAACCAGAACCTACACGTAAAGAAGGTGATGTGTGGGAAGATGTAAACGGTAAAAAATGGACAATAAAAAATGGTATTAGACAGTCTATAACAAAATTAGATGGGGCTAAAACTCCACATTGGTGTCCAAAATGTAGTAAACCAATGAATCATCGATTTGATGTCAAGTTTTGGAGAATTCGTGGTCATTGTTATGATTGTAATATCAAAGCAGAAAGTAAAATGCGTAAAGAAGGTACATGGGAAAAGTTTGAACAAAATATGATGCTGAGAAATTATATTGCAGAAGTTAAGGATAAAATTGCAGAACTTCAGTCATATTATGATTCATTTTCGGCTCCAGAATTTTTGTTAATGGACGAACACGAAAAGAAAGTATTAATGTGGGAAAAGTGGAACATAGATGAAACACAAGTTAAAGCAGATTTACTTAGAGATATTGAATTACTTAAAGAAAATTTAAGAATTACTATAGAAAAATACGGTACTGGAGAAGATGATGAAATTAAAGTTGAAGAAGTTTCTAGAAGCGACGAAGTTAACAGCTGAGACATTAACTGCTCTCATGCCGTACATTAAATTGGTTCTCACTGCGTTAGCAACATTTGCAATAGTAATGGTTGTCAATACGAGTTATTTTGACAAGAAAGAACAATCTTACCTAGCCCAAATGAGAGAATTCAAAGAACAATCCGAACTCGCATCTAAATATGCAGACAGTCTTGCAACTGAGGTTGTTATACAAGAAAATAATGCTCGTGCTGCCATGGCTCGGGCAGAAACCGCACAACAGGTGGCATTATTATCTCGTACCAGAACGGCAGCATTACGTGAAGATTTGGACTCGTTGAAGGAGACTATTACGGACTCAACTGAAATGGCACGTTTAATTATTCCTAAACAAGATTCTATTATCAGTCAACAAACCGTAACAATCAGTAGCCAAGTAACCGCAATTGAAAATTTAAACAATGCAATCGTCAACAAAGATTCAACTATCACACTCTTAACACTTTCCCGTGATAGTCTCCAACGAGTAGTTAAAAACATACCAACTCCACCAAAACCACCAATCTTTCCAAAGATTACCCGCAAACAAGCATTTGTCGGTGGTGTCATCGGTGGAATATTATTGAAAGTATTCGTATTCTAAGAGGTTCTTATGAACGCTACGGCGCAACAGTTACGTGACAAAATAAAAGAAGAATTTAAGAAGTGTGCGTTAGACCCTTCGTATTTTCTTTCACGATATTCATACATCCAACACCCGATTCGTGGTCGGGTGTTGTTTGATTTATATCACTATCAAAAAGACGCACTAAAAGATTTTGAACAAAGTGATTACAACATTGTTCTTAAGGGTCGTCAGATTGGTATTTCTACGTTGGTCGCAGGGTACGCATTATGGTTGATGTTATTTCACAAAGATAAGAACATCCTTGTTATCGCAACAAAACAAGAAACCGCAAAGAACTTGGTGACCAAAGTAAAGTTTATGCATCAAAATCTTCCAGTATGGTTACGTGGAAATGTAATTACAGATAATAAATTGTCTTTACAATTTTCTAATGGGTCACAAATTAAAGCGGTAGCTTCCAGTCCAGATGCAGGTCGTTCTGAAGCATTGTCATTATTGATTCTCGACGAATGTGCATTCATCGATGACGCAGAAATCATCTGGACAGCGGCATCCAGTACGTTATCCACGGGTGGAAAAGCAATTCTATTGTCTACTCCAAATGGTGTTGGTAACTTCTTCCATAAGATGTGGCAACAAGCAGAATCCAAGTCAAACGGATTTAATCCTATATTATTGGATTGGAGAGTTCACCCAGAACGTGACCAAGCATGGCGTGACCGTCAAACGGAACTGATGGGTGAAATGCAAGCAATTCAAGAGCATGACGCGTCTTTTATATTTTCTGGTAACAATGTCATCCCCGCAGAAATTCTTGAATTTTATAAATCTTCGTTTGTACAAGACCCTATAACCAAAGGCGGGTTTGACGGAAATACGTGGATATGGGAATACCCTCAATCTGGAAAGTCTTATATAGTTTGTGCTGACGTAGCTCGTGGCGATGGTGAGGATTACTCTACTTTCCACGTAATTGACGTAGAACGGTCAATACAAGTAGCAGAATATAAAGGGAAAGTCGAAACCAAACAGTTCGGCAATATGTTGGTGTCCATCGCAACGGAATATAATGACGCTCTCCTTATCCCAGACAATAGCAGTATAGGATGGAATGCTATCCAACAAATTATTGACCGTGGGTACAAAAATCTCTTTTATATGTCCAGAGACTTACAATATGTGGACGTAGAACACCAGATGACTGGAAAATATCATAAGGAAGAACGGGGTATGGTGCCTGGATTTATGATTTCCCAGCGTACTCGCCCGCTTATTATTAACCGATTGAAGGAATATATGTTAGATAATTCCTTCACCATTCGGTCAAGTCGGTTAATAGCAGAATTAGAGACGTTTATTTGGAAAAGTGGAAGACCTGAGGCTCTGTCGGGGTACAATGACGACTTAGTGTTGGCATTATGTATCGGATTATGGGTACGGGACACGGCACTTCGGTTACGTCAAGAGGGAATTGAATTGACTAAATTAGCATTAGATAAATCATCTTATAGTCAAACCGGAGCGGGAATATACTTTGGAAATCAACAAAAGACAAACCAATATGAAATGGAAATCGCAGGAAATAAGGAAGATATTCGATGGTTATTGTAAATACATTATACTTATATAGTAGTGTCATTATATACAATATTTTCTGGTAATACATATGGATAAACTTCGTCAGATAATTCGTGAAGAACTTAGTCAAGTTCTTAAAGAACAGGCACTAAACTGGTGGCACAAGCCAGCTGAAGCTGAATTGGATGCACATATATATCCTCACCAAGTCCACGAAGAAAAAGAAAAGAGGAAGAGAGCCCGTATCGGCAAAAGCGACAGAACAGGCACGTGGACATCAGCCGGCACCGTCCCATACGAGCAAGGACGAGAAATGTCCGACGAACAGATAAAAAATAGAAAAGAAATTGGTAAAAAGATGTTAAATGTGTTGCGTAGAGGTGGTGAAGTAGGAAACAAGTTTAGAAAAAAGCTAATCGCACAGCTTGTAAAAAGAAAAAAACCAACAAACAGACAATATCAGTATTCTATGGTTTGGGCAAATGCATCTTCTGTTGCGTTAAATGGTGGTACCGCTGCTAGTTGGACGCCCGATAAGGAAGATAAGAAAAAGGATAAAAAATTAAAGCAAGACCAAGCATCACAAGCTGAAGAACAATAAAATAATTCGGAGATAGCATATGATACGGTTGTCGGGACTAGTAACAATACCAGCATTAAGTGAAGAAAAGGGTGAAAAATGGATTCAAAAAGCCATTGAAAAGCCCGGTGCTTTACGTAAGTCATTGAAAGTCAAAGCTGGAAAGAATATACCTGCCGGAAAGTTAGAAAAAGCTGCCAAAAAAGGTGGAAAGCTTGGTAAGCGTGCACGGTTAGCAATGACATTAAAGAAGTTGCATGAACAAGATAACCTATCAGAAGAACAACGTAGTAAAGTAGAAGAATTAATGGAAAGAACAGAAAACCAATTTCCAGCCGAATCCAGTATTAATGAAGATGTCAATGGTGCCATCGACAATATGGAAAGTGACCAAAGTGAAGATGACCACGAAGGTAGTATGGCAAAGGCTGACCTTCTTGCTCTTCACAAGCAAGCCGGTGAACTTTACAATATGATTGGTGAAGATGAACAACTTGAAGGCTGGGTCCAATCAAAGATTACTAAGGCAGCTGATTATATTAGTTCTGTTTATAATAATATGCAATATGAAAAGAATAAGCCAACTTCTGTTGGAAATGGCATGGGCGCTCCAGCTGACGCTGACCAAGGACTTAATGAAGAAGTCATCGAAGAAAAAGCTCCAGAAGGTTGGGAAGCAACGGTCAAGCGTATGAAGAAGCATAAGGAAATTGATAATCCTTGGGCATTAGCACATTGGATGAAGAGTAAGGGATATCATCCACATGCTGGTAAAAAGGATAAAAAGTAATTATGGATACCGTCGCAAAGTTCATTTCAACACTACTTCACAGTAGAGAACAGGCCCATATTTTTCATCTTCAAACACAATCGTATGCCGCACATAAAGCATTACAAGGATATTACGAAGATATTGTGGACTTAATTGATACCTACGTTGAGTCTTATCAAGGTCGGTATGGTATTCTCACGGGATATACTCCTGCTTCTCAAATTTATGAAGAAGCTGCAACATTAAAGTATTTTATTGGTTTACAATCATTTGTAGACACCGTTCGGGAAGAATTACCGGCGGACGGTGAACTCAATAATACCGTAGATGAAATTTCTGGTTTGATTTCAAGTACGGTTTACAAACTAAGATTTTTACAATAATTAAGGAAATTATATGTCACTGTCTCTTTCCGAGGGACTCATATAAAGGTCTTCTACAGCTTTATTTATTTTAGTTACGTATTCGGCAAATTCTTTCCAATCATTTTCGTTAAATGAAGATGGCCTTGCATGCTGCAAGGTTAAACGAATTTTATTTTCGTCTAATTCGTAATTAAAC